CACTCCGCATGCTAGAAGAAGAGTATCTCTTGCGGATTACGAATTTGCGGATTTAATAGATCAACAAGATAAAGTAAGACTCTTAATAGACCCGACTTCATCTTATGCTCAAGCTGCTGCTATGGCAATGGGTAGAGCTATGGATGACGTGGTAATCAGTGCCGCTACAGGAACTGCATTTACTGGCGAAACAGGATCAACTTCAACTGTATTACCTTCTGCACAGAAGATTACAGAAAGTGGTACTGATGGTTTAACTATTGCGAAGTTAAGAACTGCAAAAGAAAAGTTCGACTTAGCAAGTGTAGACCCATCAATCGCTAGATTTATCGTGGTATCCCCAAGACAAATCACTGATCTATTAGGTACAACTGAAGTAACAAGTTCAGATTTCAACACTGTTAAAGCATTAGCAAATGGTGAAATCAACTCGTTCTTAGGTTTTAACTTTATAGTATCAAACAGACTATCTATTGCATCTTCTAAAAGATCATGTATCGCATTTGCACAGGATGGTATTACATTAGCAGTTGGTAAAGATGTTCAAGCTCGTATTGACGAAAGAGCTGACAAATCTTACGCAACTCAAGTGTACTACTGCATGAGCATTGGTGCTACAAGAATGGAAGAAGAAAAGGTAGTTTCAATAGAAGCACACGAAGCGTAATAGAAGGAGGATATAATTATGGCTGACTCAATACAACAAGCTAAGATTGATTCTACACCTTCACAAAAAGTGAAAGCAAACGAACTTGCTGGTAGAGTAAGAGTTGCTTTTGCTGAGTACGAAGCGAGTGCAGAACAATCAACAGTTCACATGTTTAGCATACCAAATGGTGCGAGACTTTTATCAGGCTCAGTAGCTTATGATGCGTTAGGATCATCGACTACTATTTCTGTAGGTTACGCAGCACACACTAAAGCAGATGGTACAAGTGAAGCAGCAGACGTAGATCAATACAAAGCTGCGGCAGCTTCAACTTCTGCGGAAAGTGTTGCAGTGCTAGACACGATTGCATTAGACAAAAATGCAGTAACAGATGCTGACAAAGATGGTGTTCCAGTTACAGTTACATTAGCAGGTGCTAATGGTACTGGTACTATTCAGTTGCAGATGTTATATGTAATTGACTAATAACTAGATTAGATAGGGGAGAAATCCCCTATCTTTTTTTTTAATTTTATTTTATAAGAACCTATGGCATCAATAGTAGATATTTGTAACGGAGCATTAAATCAGTTAGGTGCTACAACTATTGTTTCCTTAACAGAAGATTCAAAAAACGCTAGACTATGTAACGCTAGATTCACTCAAATAAGAGATAGTGTATTTAGATCACACCCTTGGAATTGTTTACAAAAAAGATTAGAACTATCATCATCAACAGATACTCCAGCATGGGGTTTTAGTTTTAAATATGATTTACCTGGTGATTGTTTACGATTACTTAGAATATTAGATTACGACTCAAATCACAAAGTAGAAGGTAGATCTATATTATCAAATAATTCTTCTATGAAGATATTATATATCTCAAGAGTTACAGACCCAAACCAGTATGACGAACTTTTAAGAGAAACATTATCAGCAGCATTATCTGCGGATATAGCATACGCTATTACATCAAACAATACTACACAGCAAAATATGATTGCTCTGTATCAAGAAAAATTAAAAGACGCTAGATTTGTAGATTCAACTGAAGGATATAATACTACTCAAGAAGATGGAATGGCAGATGTTATAGACGCTGGTACATTTATAAACGCAAGGTTCTAATACATGGCTAGAGTAGCTGCACAAATTACAAATTTCACAGCAGGTGAACTATCACCCAGATTAGATGGAAGAAATGATATAGCTAAATATTCATCTGGTTGCAAGACACTTGAAAATTTAGTTATATACCCGCATGGTGCAGCAGCTCGTAGACCAGGCACTCAGTTTATTGCTGAAGTAAAAACAAGTTCAGCTAAAACAAGATTAATACCTTTTGAATTTTCAACAACACAAACTTACATACTTGAGTTTGGTAATGAGTATATGAGAGTATACAAAGATAAAGGTCAAGTGTTATCAGGTGGTTCAGCTTTTGAAATATCTACACCTTATCTAACAGCAGAACTTTTTGATATAAAGTTTGCACAAAGTGCTGATGTTATGTACATAACGCATCCCAGTCATGCAACAAGAAAGCTATCAAGAACAGGTCATACATCTTGGACATTAACAGAAGTTGATTTTACTAATGGTCCATATTTAGATACAAATATATCTACAACAACAATCACTGCTTCAGCTCAAACAGTTGGAACTGGTAGAACTTTTACTGCTAGTGCTAGTTTATTTGTTTCAACAGATGTTGGAAGATTAATTAGATTTAGAGATGGACATGCAAAGGTTACAGGATTTACAAGTGCAACAGTAGTAACTGTTGAAATTACAAAAGATACAGGATCAGCTAGTGCATCAACTGATTGGTCATTAGGTGCGTTTTCGACAACAACAGGTTTTCCATCTTGCGTAACATTCTTTGAACAACGATTGGTATTTGCTGCAACACTTAACAATCCACAAACAATTTATTTTTCAAAGTCAGGTGATTATGAAAACATGGATGCAAACATTGGTGGCACTGTTGCAGATGATGATGCTATTGTTTATACGATTGCATCGAATCAAGTAAATGCAATTAGATTTCTTTCACCAACTAGAACTTTGATTATTGGAACTGCGGGAGGTGAGTTTGCAGTTTATGGAGGTGGAGATAATGATGCAATCACACCAACAAATATTCTTATTAAGAAACAATCTAACTATGGTGCAGCAAATGTAGATGCTGTTCCAGTAGGTAATGCTACTTTATTTTTACAAAGAGCAAGAAGAAAGATAAGAGAACTAGCATATAACTTTGATGTTGATGGTTACATAGCACCAGACATGACCATCCTTGCAGAACATATCACTGAGGGTGGTATTACACAAATGGCATATCAAGAAGAACCTTTAGCAATCATATATGCTGTAAGAGAAGATGGTGAGTTAGTTGCTCTTACATATCAAAGAGATCAACAAGTTACTGCTTGGCATAGACATATCTTTGGTGGTTCTTTTGGAACTGGCAATGCAGTTTGTGAAAGTGTTGCAGTTATACCTACAGATTTAGATGAGTATGAAGTTTATGTTATCGTAAAAAGAACTATCAATGGTGCAACTAAAAGATATGTAGAAGTTTTGAATACATTTGATTTTACAGAAACAGATAATACTACATTTAATTATTTGGATAGTCAGTTAAATTATGATGGTGTTTCAACAACACTTAATGGTGATATTTCAAACTCAGCATCTACAATCACACTGACAGACGCTAGTTCTTTTAATAGTTCGGGTAAAATAAAAATAGGTAAAGAGATCATAGCTTACACAGGTAAATCATCAAATGATCTTACAGGATGCACACGAGGTCAAAATCTAACTAACGCAGCCGCACACACATCTGGTGATACAGTAGATCAAGTTGTAGAAACATTATCAGGTCTTACTCACCTTGAAGGACAAACAGTTTCTATATTAGCCGATGGCGCAACGCACCCAACGAAAACTGTCAGTTCAGGTGCAATAAATTTAGATAGAGCTGCTAAAAAAGTAAAAGTTGGTTTATCTTATACTTCATTACTTCAAACAATGAGAATAGATGCTGGTTCACAGAATGGAACATCACAAGGTAAAACAAAAAGAATATATGAAATAACTATTAGATTGTTTGAAACTGTAGGTGTTGAAGTAGGACCAGACTTAAATAACATGGAAAGAATACCTTTCAGATCATCTGCTAATCCGATGAACGAAGGTATTGCACCATTTACAGGTGATAAAGAAGTTGAATTTAGAGGAAACTACGATACAGATGGTTTTATAGTGATAAGGCAAACTCAACCTTTACCTTTAACTGTTTTATCGGTATACCCAAGGCTAGTAACAAATGATGGATAACATACTACATATAGTGCCATATACTGCACAACATGGACAATTTATTTTATCTCAACAAATGAACCATAAGGTATTAGAAGCAGACAGACATTATATTAATGTTGATGGTGATGCCAAAAACTTAGAACAAGATCATTTAGCATTTACTGGTTTAGCTGGTAAGAAACCAATCTTTGCAGCAGGTATGAAAATGATTTGGGGTCAAGTAGCAGAAGGTTGGGTTATAGCAACAGAGGATATGTGGAACTATCCTTTATCAGTTGCTAAAGCTATTAAAAAAGATTTTGCAAGAGTTGCTAAAGAAAATAATATTGTAAGAGTTCAAACTGCAATTAGAAAAGATTTTAAAGAAGGTCAAAGATTTGCAGAGTGGTTAGGTTTGGAGAACGAAGGTTTAATGAGAAAGTTTGGTTTTGATGGAACAGACCAATACAGATATGCGAGGATATTCTAATGGGAGCAGCAACACCATTTGTAGTAGGTGCTATAGGTTTAGCGCAATATCAACA